TCAGCATACTTTGCTTTCTTGTTGTTTTCTGAAAGCCATTCAATCTTGTCAGAAACATCTTCTTCATCAAGCCCTTCTACATTTTTATAGTAGTACTTGAGGAACGCATCCTGAAATTTATCATCAGTTATATCCCCTTGTGGGATAGCTGATGATTTAGCCATTGCATTAAAGAACTCATGGTTTTTGCCTCCTGACTTAATAAATTTTATGTAGTCAGCACCTTCTTCACCTATTTCTGTAATAAGGTCTTCTATGGCTTCTTCCACCCTGCCTTCAAACTCTTCTTCTTGTAATTCAAAGAACTTTTCTTCTGTAATCTTTTCTCCTTCTTTTACTTTGACACTTTTGAAAACTCCTCTTTCAGCTAATTCAGCAGCCAATATAGTAAAGGTTTCTATTACTTCGTCTTCAGTTGCATTAGGAACATTTTCTTCTTCTGCAGCTTTAAAAGGAACTTCTTCTTCCTCTTTAGTTTCTGTTTTAGGCTTTTCAGTCTTGTTCTTTTCAGTGCCTTCTTGGGCTTCTGTTTTTTCTTCACCTCCCTCATCTTCATCTTCATCAAGAGGGTCTTTCTCTACTTTTTCAGTTTCTATTCCAAAAAAGGTTTCTGAATCATCCCATTTGAAGTTGGTAAGGTCTTCTGTTTCATTGGCTTTGTTAATCATAACGGTACAAAATTAAGTTTAAAAATTAAGTAAAGTACATTTTCAATCTGTAGTCTTTTAAAAACTGTCTATTAGAGCCTTTATTTTGAGGAAGGTTTGTTAGCTTTCTTCCTATCTATCTCAAGTTTCTCTTTTTTAAGTCCTTGCTCTATTGTATCTTTCTTCTTCTGATATTCAAGTTTTCCTTCTTCCAACTTCTGCTTCCTCATTTTAATCTCAGCTTCTACCCCAAACTTAGCTACTTCAAGAACATCAGGTGTCCCATCTCCATCTTGGTCTTTGTTTACATCAAATCCCATAGACATTATTAATTGTTTTTGTATTTCTGTTTCTCTTCTTTCTTCTTCTTTCAGAATAATCAATTCTTTATCCTGTTCAAATTTCTTATCCTGCATATCTGCAATCATTCTCATTTCATCCTGCTTAGCTTTGTTTGCAGATGCTTGTCCAGCTTCAGCTCTTTCTGCAGCTCTATCTTCTGCCACTGTAAGCAACTCTTCAGCTTCTTGAACAGATTCTGACCTTAGTACTTTAATAACGTCAGATAGTTCAGCTTTTTGATTCTGCATGGCAGCATGTGATAGTTGTTGTACAGCTTGCTTAGCTTCAAAAGCTTTGGAAGAATTGGAAACAAATAATCCATAGGTAGAGTTGTCCAAGAGCTCTTTATCTAAAGTCAACAGCTTAGTTGACATATCATCAATTACATAGGTTAGCTTTTCTACATTTTTTCCTATGTAAAAGACTTTTGCTGTTTCTAACAATCCTTCTAAAACATTCTTTTTGATTTGATTATGAAGTTCAAAGTAAGGTTCTATGATGTAAGAAGATTGAGTATAATTTAGCTGATTGTTTTGAACAGCCTCATTAGGCCCTGCTTGACCTTCCATTGATTTAGTTATACCTACACTTGCACCACATCTCATTTCAATATATTCAGCAAGATTTATATACTCCTGAATATTAGCTGCCATAGACATATCAATCTCTTTTGCAGCTTGGGTAATATCATTACCTCCATTCTTATTCCCCTCTTCTTTAGGATTTAGAAATCCAATATGAAGAGCTTCTGTATAATAAGCAAACTTGTCAATATCAATTCCTTCTGATTTAGGGATAAGATTCATATTCAATAAGAGTATCTTACCTTTATCACTAGCAAGAAGAGCTTCAATCCTATACATTATAATATTGTAGTAGAACTGATAAGCTTTCATTCTATCCATGAGAGAGGTAATCTCACTATTCATGTTGTCATAGGCAGCACCTTTATAAGAAAGCTTACATCTATAGAGATTATTTGTGTCTCTGTATTGACCTATAACAGGTCTCATAAATTTGTAAATCTTGCCAATCTTATATCCTTCATGGGCTTCAGGAATATATTCCCATGTGATACTAATATCCCCTATGTTTTGATTTAGCTTATAATCTTCAGGAACTAAGAGGTCTTCAATTTTTCCTGTCTTTTTATCCAAATATGTTAAAAATCCTATTTTTCTTAAAGATTTGAAGTTTACATGCATTACCCTAATATGAGAATTATCTACAGTTCCTCCATTAGGTTGAAACAAGAAATGCTCCATAGTATCATCCCCCATAATCCCACTACCTGAATCATAAAGGTTATAATTATAGATTTCATCTATTTCAGTATCTGTTAACACTTCTCCAAAGAAAGATATAATTTGTGCAGGTGTCATGTGATATTCACACACTGCCCAATCTCCATCTTCTATATACTTAATTTCAGGACTTCTGTCATAGTCAAAGTACAAAGGATTGACTACCCTGACTTCAGGGGATTCTATTCCTACACCTTCCCAAAATACTTCAACACCTGAAAGTAAGCCATGTTTCCAACCATCATTGAATTTATCTCTTAGAGTTAATTTCTCTTGTAAGAACTCTAAGAGCTGATGTCCTAAAGCTTCTGCAGGGTCTTGATGCTTTCTTTCCATGTACCTCCTAACTTCTTCAGGAGTCTGGGCTTTTGATTGTTCTTGTATTTGTTGAGCTATTTGTTGTTGTTCTTCAGGAGTGAGTTCTCTTCCTTTAGTTTGAGCTTGAGCTTGTTTTTCTATTTCAGCTATAATAGGTTGCATGATTTCAGACACCACATACTCCCTAATCATATTGAACTCTTCTTGTTCCTTTCTTGTAGTAGCTTCTTCATTTACAGCTACCACTTTCCAAGAAAATGGTCTCTTCATTTCTAAGCCCAAGAGCACCTTAATCTTTCCTGAAGTAATATCCCTATTAGTGAAATTAGCAGGAAGTTCTCCTACCCCATCCCCATAAGGTTTACAAACATATTCAAACTCTTGTTTGTCAATAATATTATTAAACAAATCATAGTTTGCTTGCATTCTCCTGTATTCAGAAACTTCCCCAAAACCTGAGAGATTTCCAAAAGACAACTTACTTAAAGAATCTATGTGATGCTTGTACCATTCAAAGTTGTTAGCTTCTTTCTGCTTTTGACTTACTCTGTGATGGTAAGGGGTTTTTATAACTGTGTCCATGAGAGGGGATTATTTAATGTTACAAAGATACTAACTTTTTCTTTTGAAGAGACTTTTACCAAATTTCTCTATACTTTCTCCTATTGCACTTTTCTCTTGCTTGGCATCATAAATAGTATCATCATCTTCAATGAACAACATAAGAATCATAAGAGCCATTACCCTATCAAAGTTACCTTTTCTATTATAATAAATCAACTCTTCAAGAAGAGCAGGTGAAAAAATAGTTTGGATGTTATTTAAAATTTTCCCATCTATGTCCACATCCCTCTCTCTTAATAGCCAAGCTTTGATATATTTTTCTCCTGCATCTTTAAGTTTCTCTACCATGTGTACACCATAAATACGTCTTACCTTACTATTAGCAATATGTGCAGCAATAACATTGTCAGGCTGCATAGCAAGAAGATGTAACTTCTTTCTTTTGGTAAAATAGGAAGCTACTTCAGTTACTTCATTCTCATAGCCAATCTCTGCTGAATATAATTCAGCCAACATTTCCATATTCCTGTTGTAATCATCTGAAGTAGAAGGTCTTCCTACATATTCAGCTACAAGTATATCTCTTGTGAAAGAGAACTTATTAAACCCTTTATGAACCCATGCAGCCCCTAAAGAAGGAGAAGTTGCTGCCTGTTGTTGCCGGTAAGGGTCATGCCCCATTTTGTATAGACCTTTTGGAGCATTAAGTATAGGAAACTCATAAATAACAACACAACCTTTAATACCTTCACTATCTGTATCTCTGAACCATAAAGGAGAAAGACTATTGTTTAAGTCAGGTTTAAAACAAACCTTTCCTAATTCATCCCTATATAAAGTACCTGCCTGACCTTTTTTCAGATACAATTTTTCTCTTACTACAAGATTGTATTGTTGTCTTAATTCCTCAATAGGAAAGTCATTAAAAGAAACAGTCAAGAAAGCTTCAGAAGGTTTGATAGGGTATTCCTGCATCCTCCCATGAATGGAAGAACTACTTCCTGAATCTTCTACAATCTCCTTTCTTTTATTTAACTCAAAGTCCATAGCACCCTGTTTATCAGAGTTGCCTTGCTTATCATAGAAACCTTCCATGTTCCAATAAACAGGGTGGAAAAATCCACATTGAGTGTTGGAAGCATTATCATCCCAAATGTTAGTGAACTTTAAAAGATTAAACTCTTTAGGATTATAGAACATATAGGAGAAATCCACAGTATCTTTCTCCATGTCTCCCCCTGTACCAAAGATAACCATCTGACCTGTAACATACTTACCTGCCATCATAGAAGGTTCAGTAGCTCTATATGAGTCTCTTAGATTAGGAAACTTACCTGCTTCTTCAAACATAATAAGCTTAGCATCTTTTCCACGAGCTGCATCAGGGTTGTCTTTAAAAGTAACAGCCATTATCTGAGACTGATACCCTGATTCAAGATAGATACCATTTAAGTCTTCTTTAAAAGAAGCTTTTCTATGGTCAACTTTATCTACAAATTCCCTAGCTTTAGCCCAACCTGTGTACTTGTTTAGCCAGTTAATGTAGTTAGTAGCCATGCCCATAGTACCTTCAGGATACAAGTACTTCTTTTCAAAAGCCCCTATGACTGTAACAGATTTTCTTGAAGTATTGAAGATATTAGCTGCAATAGCAGCATTCTTGTAAGAGTATCCTTTACGCCTACTCTTACCAACAATCATGTGGTGTCCACCTGTGAGTTCTGACTCAGGAACTACTACATCAAGATATAACCCTTCATATCCTTGAAGAAGTGTTCTTCCTTCTTTTTTTGGTGGGCCTTTTCTTGCAATTTCTAATGCCCAAAAGTAGTTGTAATCCCCATCCCAAAAGTGAGGAAAGTTAGTACCTTTATCAGCAAAGAGTTGTTCACTCATTTCATTATAGTCTTCAGGTAAGACCTCTTTCATTTCTACAAGCTCAATATTACAAAAGTTCATGTAGAAATAATGATGTCCTGTTACTCTGACACCTCCTGATTCATAACCAAACTTACATCTGTCTAGCTGTTCATTCCAATACTCTAGCCAAGCATTAGTACCCCAAGGTTCGGGAGTATAGTATCCATACTTTTCAAAGTGTAAAGCTTCTTCCCTAAACACACTTGTATTTATCCAAATACCATTAGGATTCCTAACAGCATTAGAAACAGGTAGTTTTACTTTTGGAGGTCTTCCTCTAGCCATCTTATTTAAGTTTAAAGGTAGTAAAGTAAAATAGTAGAATCCTTATTTTACTTTCGTTTCTTCTTTTTAGGAGTAAAATTAGTAGCTTTTCCCCTTACTTTTATTCTTTGCCCAAATTCATTGTAGAAGTCAGGATTAGGAACTTCAAAAGTATTCCCATTCCCATCTGATTTAATAACTGTTTCTGTGTATTTTTTCATCGTTCTAAAGGATTGACTGTTCTATTAGCTCTTAATTTGTTGGACTCAAAAAGCTCTTGCTCCACTTTGACCTTGAGCAACTCTAGGTTCTGCAATACAGAAGCTGTTTGAGATAACCCCCTTGCTACGTCAGAAGGTTTATTCACCAAGTTACCTTGATTGGTTCTTTCATTCATATCTAATGTGTCATAATAATCCTGAAGTTTAGTAACTCCTGTTATGGCAGCAGTGTAAAATCGTAAGGATGGGGAAGCTTCATTCTGAAAATCCCTATATACATTGATAGCATCTTCCACATAAGAATCAGGAGTCCAAGTAGTATTATTCCTGAATATATTTGCCCTTACTTTAGCTTCTTTTCCTTCTACAACATATCCTGCAAAAGGATTGGATTTCTTAAAAGAGCATAAAAACTCCACATAAGTAAATTCTTTTATTGCTATCTCTTTCTTAGGAGATGTGTCCCTATTCCAAATCTCATTAAAAGGGTATATCAATAAGGTTTCAGGAACAGGAACTAACAATCCACTTTCTACTGTAAACAGATTCATCTTTTAAAGATTAGAGTGTAACATTATAGAGTTCTTTAATTGCAGCATAACAAGCATCTTCTATCTGCTGCCTAAATTCTTCACTCCAAAGGTAATTATAATCTTTTGGACTATCCATAAAAGCACATTCTAATAGAACAGCAGGGCATTGGGATTTAGCCAAGATATAGAAATTAGCTTCTTTATCCCCTTCAGGGCCATCCATCCTATGAGGTATGGGTAAACTTTTTAGATGTTTAACAAAGTAATCTACCACGGCATCAGATTTAGTAACACCTACAGTAGTCCATATTTCCCAACCTGTACCTCCTCCTGCGTTAGCATGAATTGAAAACAAGTAAGCTTGTTTCTTATGCAAGTGATAGAACTGATTGGCTCGTATTACTCTCTTTTCCAAAGAGATGTCAGTATCTTCAGGAGAAACATAACCATAAACAAGCCCTTCATTGTCTAGTCTTGCTAATAGTCTTTTAACCATTTCCCTATTAAATACTCCTTCAAATAGAGTTCCTTGAGCCCAATCAGGACTTCTTTTTCCATTGGTTTGATAAACTCCACCAATTACCCCACCATGTCCATTGTCAAATATTGGTATCATCCTCTTTGTTTTTTAAAGTTCCACATTCTATTATTGTATTTTTATAATCCACATCAGGAACTGAATCTGCAACTTCAACTCTTACGCAGAAAAGTCCTTCAGGAGACTGCTCTGTAGAAATCAATTCTCCTGTAATTTTTAACAAAGGCTCTTTATTCTCTCCATAGAAAGTTATAAATTCTCCTGCACTTGTTATTAATGCTCTTGTCTTCATATTTTTAAAGTGTTTGTTAATGATTCTTCAATTATATCCTCCACATCATGTATTTT